GTTTAATGAAAAATTGAAAGTTGAAATGGATGCATTACTAAATAAAATATCAGTCAAAACAGTTCTAAGTATTGAAGATTTCATGAAAGAATTTTATTTGAAAATAGTTGGTGGATCATACTTTAATGAAGAAGGTGAAGGAAATTTAAAAACAATTAAAACGGAATTGTACAATTTAAATGAAAACTTAAAATTTAATAAAAGGACTAGTGGTTTAACAAGCAAATATTCTGATTTGTTAAAAAAGTTGAAAAATATATTAAAGTACAAACCAAGACTTAAAACAAAAGTTCATCAAAAAACACAGGAGCAAACTAAAGCTAGATCAATCTTTCAAACTACTATGTTACACTACTTATGTTGTGCTTATTTATTTGTTTGGATAGAAGAAGGAATTAACACTGAGAATATATTCATGAACACAGATTCATTTGATAACTTAAATAGGTTAACAAATAGACTTGCTGCTTTTAAAGGGAGATATGTTAATTCTTTTGATTTTGAGGATTTTAATGCACAACATTCCTTTGAGCATATGAAGATAGTTTTGAAGAGTTTGACTGATAGAGTTGCAAGATCAATTGTTGATACCAATATTAAATTAGAGTACTTAAATATAAGTGAATGGATTATTAATGCTGTTGATAATACTTACACTGTTGTGGAAGGAAAAGAGTACAAATGGAAAAATGGAATGCCAACTGGAATAAGATACACTTCACTTATGAATAATTTAATGAACTACTTGTACTCAAAAATAATGTATTCAGGTTTAAATTGTATTTACAAAGATAAACCGTATGATTTTGCTTATTGTGAAGTCTGTGGTGATGATTCGTGGCATGCTTTTATAAGTGAAGACCATTCGAATATCTTTAATTATGCTATGTTAGAATGTGGTTACAGTATTCAAATGTCAAAACAAATGACTTCAAAGAATATGTTCGAATTTTTGAGATTGCAGTATTATTCAAATGGATTAATAGCTGGATGTTTAAATAGAACAATCAGCAATGCAGTGTGTGGAAATTGGGAGGATGATGGAATAGAAGATCCTTTTGGGATATTTTCTGAGATCTATAGTACTATGATTTCTATGTTAAGAAGAGGAATGATATCAAGTTTAGTTAAAAAGTTTTTTGTTATAAGTTTAACAAATACATTTAATTACAGGTATTATGATTTAAATGACTTTGTTACTTTTGAAAAGGGTTATAAAGAAAGTAAATCTTTTGCAGAATTCTTTGATTTAATTAGATTGATACCAATTGAATCCGGTGGATTGTCAAGTTTATTTTATAATGAAACTTATTTAGCAATAGGACAAATTAGTAATGAAGTTAGAGACATTATCAAGAAACTTAAAAAGATAGTTGAGATGGAGCAAGAAGATAGAAAATCTTTTGACACTCAGAGTTTAAAAGATTTTAGATCTAGCATTTACAATTGGGTCACATCAAAGATTGGCAATATTAAAGAGGGTGAAGTTGACTTTTACAGATTGCAAAACAATGTGTTTAAGTTAGCTACAGAAGGCGCTTGGAAAAAGGACACATCAAACAATCCTATTGAAAGAATACTGAAAAATGGTAAATTACTAGATCAAATAAGACTAGTTAATTCAAAGTTGATAAAAAGGAGTTTTATGCCGAAAATATCTTTAACAAAGGGCCGTATGTCTTTACTATTGATAAGTGACCCTTCTATTTACCAAATGTACTACAATAGTATAAATATGGTTGGAATTGTTCAAAGTATGAGTGCAGCTAATTTGGATATTGTCAAATTTTGGTTAGTGAATAGTGCTTTGAAAACTTCAAGAAGAAATGAGCTTTTTAAGAAAATATTCAAATTTAAAGCATCTCAAGAGAGATTAAATTTAG